GGATAAGTTATTTTATTATCTAGCCTAAAAAGGCTAGTCGATTAACGTCTAACCTATCAAAGGCGCTTGTCAAATTCAGTCCAAGGAATTATCTTTTCACAAAGTATAAATTACTGGGTTATTCGCAAATGATCCATACCATGAACTGAACATAACTACACTATTCTATTAAAATCAAACTCCCATACAGTAGGAACCTAATAGAATGAATTCATCTAACTCGTGTTAAAATTAGATATATATTATTTTTATATTCAAAACGAAAATAATTAAAAACGTTTGAGTGTTTCATACAGCGTGCAAAAAGCCCGGATCACACACAACACCACCGCCCCATTTAAAGGAATGAATCAGCTAACAAAGAAGCTGCTCCTATCTGTGGGGCGTATTGTGGTAAAATAGAAGGTAAAATTGATAAACCCTTCTTAATAAACTTTCCAATATCAGAGAAATGAAACGGATTCTCGGTCAAAATTGGTTTCTCAGTGAAAGTTTTTTGAACTACAGTTATTAAAGCATCATTCTTAAGCATAGTTCCTAAAGTCCAAAGTTGTTGCTCTTTTGTTTTAAGTTCCAATATATCACAAACCTGGAGTCTAACTGAAATAACAACAGTGTTTGGAACTCTCAAATAAGTTACAGTATAAGGATCAAAACCCTTCCAGTCATCACCAACACCATAAAAAGAAGAAGTAGTAATATCCTTAATTTTAAATGGTGCAGAATAACAACCAAATTTTTCTGGATTAACCATAACTTTAGCATTATTACTAGCTGATGAGAGACCATAAACACTAGATTCAGCTGGGTAAGTTCCTTGCTTTAATTGTTCAACATACAAATGACTCTGTACATTTAAAGCATTCGTTGAGTCAGAGTACAACATTGCTGAAGCTATACATCTCTCAGAATTTGCTGAACCCAAAATGGAACCTCTACATGCACTCTGATAACCAACATAACAAGAGAATGGACAAACAGCACCAAGAGCGGTGGTTGAATCATAAGCATTCCAAAGAATTTTAACGTCTATGGATTTAAAGGAAATAACTGCTGTAACATCAGTTACAATAGTAATACCGTAAAGTCTATCAGCATTAGTAGCAGTTACATTCTCAGTTACTGTTTCAGAAAAATCAGAACTAGCTGATACAGCAAAGGTTCCAACAGTGAGAATAGCTGAAGAGGTATTTGTTGCACAATGAGCATATACTGTTATATTACCAGTAGTTGTTACTTGACCAGCAATAGAAACATTAATCTGAACATCACGAGCGAGTGCAAAAGCTGAGGAACCAGGTAAAGAAGAAATCACACCAACTGGAATAGACATATTTGATGTACTACCAACTGGATATACTTCACTAGGAGAATACAAAGCACAGGAAGGATAAAGACCATTAACTTGAAAACGATTAGCGTTTTCAATAGATGTAAAACCGGTGTGTAAAGGAACAACAAGGGTTTGAGCATTAGTTAATGTGCTTGCAACTGTTGGTCCACCATTGCAAGCAGACGCTACAGAATCACCTAAATCAGATTCGTTATTCTGTAAAATCCTAAGAGCTGCAATAGTGAACTCAGTCAAACTTTGAAAACCTGGTTGAGAAACCATAACTTGATTATGAGATGAACCAGCATGAATTACAGAAAGATAACCAAAAGATGCTACAACATTCACAGACGGTTGTAAAGTTGTAGTTTGTTTAAGAATAGCAACATCTTTAGCAAAACCATCTGGAAAACGAGTTAAATGAGAAGCATTATAAGGATTAGCCAACATCTGAAGTAGATTCTGAGCTTCCGGAACCATTTGATTGTAATTAGAAAACCTAGTTCTAATTGAACGATTCATACTACGAGATTGATATCTGGTTCTCTTTAATTTAGGCTCAACTTCCTGCTTAACTTCATTCACTTGAACTGCAACTTTATTCAATTTTTCAGTCACTCTATTAAGATCTTTATCAACTTTCTTCTTATAATAGCGAGGTTTGGAAGTTGATTTATTTTGTACCTGTTGTGGATTAGGAATTTGTTTTCTATCATTTCTACGTGGTTTTGGGGGCATCGCAATTGCTAATTTAGAGCAATCTAAAAAATTATTAGGCTCAAAACCTAAATGACAATGTGTTACTTTCCTTGCATGATCATGAGTTCCAGTCACTAAAAATTTACGAAGATCAAGATAAATTTTCGGATCAGTAGAACCGAACCAAAAATTATCATCAGAAACTTGATAAACAATAATAATATCATGAGTTAAAGCATAATCTTCCAATTCCTGAGCAAAAATGACTTTATTTGGGAAATCAGGAAAACCCATCGTCCACATCAACCTTGTTAAACAATAAACCTCAACTTGTGAACGCAACTTACGACGAGACAAAATTGCTGGTTCTATAACACCATCCAAAGTATGTTTCTTTAATATATCTTCATCTAAAATTACTGGAGGGAGAACGTATTGTTGTTTAGAAACAGAATCTTGTTTAAAATTGAAAATTCTTTGTGACTCTTGAGAAGAGGATCTCGAATTACTCATTTTTCAACCACCTCCTTCCACGAAAAATGAGGAAAAGTCTCAAAACAAAGATAATATTTAAATGGATTATTAATCTCCCGAATTAAAACTGCTCTTTCTAAAAGTGAAAGATTTAACTGAGAAACTATGTTCAAAACTAAACTTTTATAATCTCTACCATTCGGATGATAAACCAAATAACAATATTGCGAAACCAATTTACTAGCTAATTCATAGTCTGTCTCGTTTTTCTTATGATACAAATTATGCACCAACATCCTCTTCATATTCCAATATGGCATATCATTTAGTCCAAGAGAAGCTCCCATAAGATCAAAATGTGATGGTTGAGAAACTTGCCAACACTTCATAATCAGACCATAAGACGAAAAGAAAAGTCGAAGAGAAACAACATCAATTGGCCTAGAAACTATAAGATGCCAATCATCACCAGTTCCACAGAATTGAAAATCAAATCCAAATAAAAATCCAGGATGCACAAGAGAATAGAATTTTATTAAATAAGCACAAAAAAGTAAAGTCTCATCTTCAGTCGTATTTGGTTGACCAGAGGGATTACCTCTTTGAGAATCAACATAATTTAATTGATTACTATCAGGATCAAACCAGGTAAATTTAAATTCACAAATAGCTTTAATAATCTCAATTGGAATTAAAGGGACTAAAAATTTTTCATTAAAGTAATTTCTTAATCTATAAATCAAATGCATATCAGACCTAGAAATAGTTCTATCACACTTACTGGCATCTCCTTGATAAACAAACTTTCCAATCATACATTGTGAAAAGGAGTTTTGAGCAATAACAGCTATTGTGCTCCTTAAATCACCTCCTTTGATCATAAACCCGACATCAGAAAGAGATTTATTAAACGCATAACAAAATTGTTTCATATGAATAACCAAATTTGTTGGGGAGTTGAAAATTATTCTATAATCTCCAGAGTCCACTTTAGATGCTTTAGAAACTTCTTCTTTTATCATAATATTAAATGGATCATATTGTAAAAACAAATAGATAGCCAAAAAAATATCATTTCTAGAAGAAAAAGAAGAAGAATACCCAGGACCAGGAGAAGTAGATGATGCCTTAAATGATCTCAAAGCAGAAATTGCATCAGTCCAAGATGAAGTGACTTTCAAAAATTCCAAATATTGGATTAAATTCTCAATATCAACAAACTCTAATTTAAATTCACTAACGACTGGTAAAGAAAAATCTTGAACTGCATAGTTAGGAGACCACTTAGGATTACACATCTTATACTCATCTTGAAAACCCTCCAAAGAAACTTTTTTAGAAAAGTCAATAAACGTTTCTCTAAAAGGAGAATCCACCAATTTCGATGGTGGCAAATTCTTTAGAGGGTTTATTGAAAATTTGGTTTGCAAAACACTGCAAAACCATGACAAGTCTTTTCTTTAAATTCTGAAACATTTGCGGATGTATGATGACCAACATAAGCAGAACGATTATTATCAATGTTAACAATATAAGGACATCCGGAAAAGCCAGATTCAGTTATTGCTTTATAACTAATTGATTGTTCTTTAACAGTAACATCTCGGATTGTTTGGAGAGACGATTGAACCTTATCCTTTCTACAAAACATATAAATAACATTTTTCTGAATCAAAGTTTCATCCAAAACATACATTGGTAGAGCATTAGTTCTAGCATAATTCAAGAGATTTGGAGGAATTGACAAAAGCATAGCATCAGAAAACATGCTCGGAACATCTGCAGACCACTTATATGAAAAATCTAAATTCTTCATTAACAAAGTCGAGCCATTTGAAACGTCTAAAGTATAACTACTACGAGCATCTTTTAAATGGAGATTATGATAAGAAATATTAACGGTTACCAAATAATATTCTCGATGTTCAACACCAACTGTTTTTGAAGGATTGTGTAAATAAATCAAAGTACCAACAAATTGATATGACTTATTACCACACTTCCAAACTAAATCTAAAACGGCAGGAGAAATTGTCTCAATCACAGGAACAACAGTTGATTCATTAAATACTTCCAAAAGAGGTCTCTCAAAAAACTTTTGCATATACAGCACTAATTTATTTTTTGTTAAACTACCTCCTAATATTTCAATATGTTTAGCCAACTGATCATTAGAAATAATCTCTTTCTTTCTACAATAATCGGAAGTAAATTTTTTTAAGTGAGAATCTGAAAAATTTGTAACTCTTGATTTAACTAAAGGACATGGTCCCAAATTCAAAGCAGGTACAGATGTCAAATAAGTTAAAACATACTTCTTTGTAAAACCTAAATCAATTAAACACTGAACTTTATCGTCGTAAGATTTCGGGATACCCTTACTATTATTTCCACTAACAGCATTAGAAATAGCTCCAGAAGATATTACTTTTCCTGTTCTATCAAAATATAAATTAGATTCTTTAACGTGTACAACTTGAGCTTTACCTTTCCCTTTAACTAATCTCATAATTCTCCTTTGAATACTATTACAAACAGACCGACACTTCTTCTCATTACTACAAAAAGATTGTGCTTTTTTCATTCGATCATCAAACTCTGCAATCTTCAAAAGTTGGTTGTACTGATTTGGAGAAAAAGCCTTAGCATCAATAACAGAAGCGATGGTTTCAGTATCACTTTCCAACTTTTTCTCATTAGAAGATTCATTTCCTAAACTTGCGTCATGTTCAGACATTACTGATCGAGAATCATCTTCACCAGAAAGTTGCCTTTCTAATTTTAAACTTAAATTATCATCTGAATCAGTGTCATTGGAATTTAAAATAATCTTTTCTCCCTGAATCACTTTTTCATCAATAGAAACAAATTGTTCAGGAGTAGGAATTAAACTCTTTTTTACGAAGTAAGAATCAACTTTATGTAAATGATCATAATCACAACGAACCTGAAACATAATCAAAAACCAATTAAAAGTAATAGGATCTTTAGCACTAAGAAGAGACATCGTAATTTCTTCAATAGGATACAAAACTTCAAACTTTTGAACAGATTCTTCTAACATCGATTTAAAATCTACTTTCACTAATTGATCATGAGTTTTTCCGTGCTTATCATTATAAGAATAAGAAACCCTACTTGACATCAAAACTCTCAATCTCTCATCTCTCTCAGAAGGACCAGCTCGGTCAATAAAATCTTCAACTTTTGCAATAAGAGTTGAGTTGACTTCTGTCATAACAATAGGGACATTAACAAATGATGGAGCAAAACGAACAGCATACCTTTTATGTATTGATTTATTAGCAACAGTTTCAGCCAATTCCATTTCAAAATCACCTTCTTCATTATTCATATAATGAAATGAAGCCATTTTATCAGATTTTAAATCATTTGTTAAATCATTCATAAAAGACCGATACTCGCTTAAATGATTAGGATTATCTAAATATGTTTCATTATGTCCTCCCAGATAATAAGTTGTGAACTCATTTTTTAACTTAGAGACAGAATATTCTTTAGCACGTACACGACCTAATCTTCCTCCTTTCTTTCTATAAGATAATTCACCATAACGAATCTCATGAACCAGTTGATCTAAATCAACACTCTCATTAATCTCATCAATCTTATTTTCTGACACAATTTCTGAATGAATCAACTCAGCACTACTTACCACAGAAGACTTTTGTTTTGATCCAACCTCTTTTTCACACCTTTTATAATAGACATATAAATATATTGCATATAAAATCAAAAAAAAAAGAATCGTTGAAATTAAAAGAAGAAATTGGAAACCAAAACCAAACATCTTCACAAAAGCAATTGGATGACAAAATGCGACTTTGACTGCATTAAAAGACAATAAAACTCTCTTAGATTGCATAGAAAAAAAAATATAGAACGCAAACAAAATAAAGCCACAGAATCCAATCCATTCTTTAATAGTAAATGAATCAAAATAATTGTCTATAAACAAACTCTCATTTATAACTTCCTCAGGCTCAGAATAATTCTTCAACAAAGTTTTAATAATTTCTAAATTATTTCGCATAAAAGCAAAACGACAATCAAGCCTAAACTGCTTACTAGCTTGATTAGAAAACTCACTAAAACTCTCACAAGATAACTGAAGATGAGTTGCACAAGCTGAGAAAAAATAAGACATTGGAAAATCTTGGAAAAATAATGGAGAAATAATAAGAGAAGAATAAAGAGAGTCATTAAAAAATTTCTTCGAAAAGCGAGGAATTATAACACAAGAATATGATGAAAAGTCTCTCTGAACAGCATCAGAAGAAATAACTTTAATATCATTAGTCAGAATTGTAAAATTAACTGACTTAAATTCTTCTTTATTAAAGGAATTAAAAATTCCTGCATCATAAAATGACACAAGAACAAATCGATAAGGTTTTCCATTCACAGTCTTAGTTAAAATAGAAAAAAAAACATGTCGTCCAGAAGTATTTTGAAATGATAAATAACTACAAGTTTTTCCATCAAAAACAACCATGGTTGGAGCTAAATGATAATTACCATCATATAATTTTATCTCATAATCAGAGACTGATATAGTCATCTTATTCGATTTAGCAACAAAATTGGATGATAAATTAATCATAACTGGATAAGCAACACAATCACAATAAGGAACTTTATCATACAAACGATAAAAGGTTTCTTTACTTGAATTAAAAATTATTTTTTCCAAATTATAGTGAATATCGGGATAAGTTTTAAGATTAATTGAAAATGATATACAACCGTTAGCACTCCTAATCTCATAAGGCACTGATTCAATTAGAGCATAAGGAGTCTCATTAACCTTAGCTTCGGCAAAACCAGTTTCAAATAAACTCTCCACTACCTTAACCTGATCAACTTTGTGTGCTTCTCCATTAGAAACGTGGGTGTAAGTTTTATCAAAAAAATTTACTAATTTCGAAATTTTTTTCTCTTCCCAAGCTTCTCGAAAAACTCTCCAATTAAGCTGAGTTAAATATTCAAAACCTTTCAAAGCTGATATAAAAGTAACAAAAGCTATAATAGCATTAGTAGTACGAACATTTTCTTTTCTCTCCTTAACTTCATTACAAACCACAGAGACAGGTTTCCTATCAATAAAAATAGACCGTAACATTTGAATAATTAATATAATAACAGTGACAAACAAGGAAAAATATATTGCACGAGTTATATCACCAACTATCTTATTCAAATTTGATCGTAAAAAACCAACTACAGTTAAACTCTCCTGAAATCGCTGTACATAATCCGTAAACGGGTTTCGTATTGGATCAGAAGATCTAATCTTAGCTAGCAACCAATCAGTACCAATATGTCCAAACAAAAAATAACAGACAGGAAGAACTAAAAATGGGGCATTAACGACACCCATAAGCCAAATGCCAGTACTAACATACCCAATGCCAACATAAAAAGCACCAAGAGAATAATCTCCTAAATGCCTATAAATATACCAAAATAAACCAGTGTACCATAAAGCAAATGAATAACAAATGCACTGAACAACAGAAATAGATAAACCCAAAGGTGATAGCCAGGTAAAAACCATACAGCATAATGCAATCAAAGGGGACAACTTAGATATTGTTGGATAAACATTTTCAAAAAACAACATTTGAAAGGAAAAAATCATTGGGGTAAAACATGAATTAAATAAAATTTTAATTCTTTGGAAAAATGTTAAATTATTTCCGTCAGG